GGAGCAGAGGATGTCTCTACATCAATCGGCATTTGAAGGCGGTCGCATGGTGCCCTATCGGCACCCTGTCGAGCAGGTACTGCTTCCGTATGAAAAGCGTCTGATTGCAGCTCTTGGCTGCACTGAAGAAGAGTACAAAAAGTTTGTTAGAGAAGTTGAGCTTCGATATAAAGAGCGCCCTGAAGAATATGCACTAATTCCTGACATTCGGAACGAGACATTTTCGCTAACAACTTTTCTTGTAAATCTTGCCGTTAGCGCAATCTTCACGGCAGCAGGAATTCTGCTTGCGCCAAAACCAAAACAGCCTGCTCAAATTCAGCAGCGTCAGCTTGGCAGCCGTCGCGGCAAAGACATCTATGCCCCTTCGTTTGGCTTTAACAGTCTTCAGGAGCTTGCTGAATATGGCCAGACCGTTCCAATCGCATTTACCCGTAGAGAGGGTGCGATTGACTCAACAGACCAAGACAGCGACAAAGGCACAGGCGGTCTGTTGATTTCACCAGAACTGGTGTGGTCTCGCATGAAGAGCTGGGGTGGCTATCAAATCGCTGAGCTTGTGACTATTGCTGGTCAGGGCAACATGGCTAAGCCTGATCTTGCGGGCATTTTCCTTGGTAACAACGCCTTAGACGGCATTTATGAGGACTACTTTGATTTTTATTGGAACGGTGGTTTTGAGGCTCAAGGCACCGGCAGCCGCATCCGTGCTTACAACCTGCGCTATGGAAATCTAGCGATTGACGGCGACAGAGATAACCCTGGCTTAGCCGGTGCGGACCAAGTGTTTTATGCGCCCACAAGTGACGCATTGTCGCAGCCCGCGTTCTGTGGTGCGTTTACGCCTTCATCGCAGACACGTTTTGGCGTGTTTACTGGCGTTCCAAACGGCACTCCTTTCAGGCCAAACTGGAAAATTATTTCGATTGTTAGAGGGCTAGAAAGCAAGGCAGAGCGGCAGCTTAAAAATCAACAGAAAAAATACGTTGACCAGTATTTGATGGACACGCATCCGTTTGGTCAAAACTCAGTAGATGCGGCAAGAGGCGGTGTTGAGGCTGGAATGCCTGGAACAGGCACCAAT